CGCGTAGTACCCTAGACGCATCAGCCGTTACTGTCTGATCAATATCTAATCTCTTTTGAAAGCATAGACGTTTGAACCCTTCAGCAACTGGCTTCCAGTCTGCAACCGATTGTGTCTCTGTAAACGGCCAGTATGCGTGTACCCCACCGCCTGACGCAACCAACCAAGGACTGCCCAAATCAGAAAGACCTACGTCATCAGCAAACGCCATGATGGCGCTGACCGCTTCTTGTGCAGAAGCATACGCTTTTGGTTTAATATTTCCATCTGCATCGGGCAAATCTTTAGGATGATTACAGTCAACATCTATTGCAATACATTTAACATTTTGAACATTGGTTTGTACCCGTTTGTTTTCTGTGCCAAATGTACCTAGCGCAAAGTAAATGTCGTAGCTGTTTTTATTCCACGCTTCTATCTTCGTTTGTGCATCTTGTAAGTCCTCAACATAAAAGTGTTCTTTCTTTTTAGTCAGCTCTGCCACGCAATACCTTCCGTTACCCGGAGGTGGCAAAACCGCCGCCATAAAATCAAGCGGTTCCATAGCTATACCTCGGGTTGTTTAGAATAATGCTTGCTGTCTGGTGTCGTACTTGTAGTCTGTATAGCCTTGTTGACCTATAAAAGCTACATCGTCATACCTGCGCAATAATTCTTTTTGCCAATTAATTGGCAAACCTTCGGGCTTATCCAAAAACATTTCTGCGTATTTGACTAACTCTTTGTTACTTAAGGTTCTAGGTTGTATGCCTTGCATATTTTTCTCCATGCTTCGTCAGCCGTCTTAGACGTTGACATTATGTTTGTTAAAAGTTCTACCCTGTCTTGGTATGCTACGAAAATGTCTTTACCTTCAAACCAGTTGTACACAGTTTGTCTAGTAACTCCAAGCGCATATGCAATCTTAGTCACAGGGAAATTAAGGTGTACCGCCCAACGTCCAAGGACGCTCCCCGGCGTTCGGGGAGCATTGGCTACGATACTGATGATTTTTTCAGAATAAGCCATTTATAGTTCACTCATCATCCCAGTCACTAACGATTTCAGAGAGCTTGCTTTTCTTTGCAGGGACTGCGGTTGGCTTGGCGGTTTCTTTACGAACTTCTGGCTCAACTTCTTCCTCTTCTGCAACAGGAACTGCCTTTGCTTTAGCGGCTTTTGGTATTGCTAGACCGATAGCTTTGGGTTTGTCCTTGACACCATCTGTTTGTGAGACTGTCATAACAACTGCACGACTGGCTTCGTCTGATGCACCTTGCTCTTTTGTAATTTCGTATTCTTCTTCAGTCAACCAACGAACAGGAGCAAAGATCAGCTTTGGACTCTCAGACTTCATATCGAACTTCATGCGCGTTACGATCTTCTCAACGTCAACAGGTGGGGATGCTAAAGCCAAGTGACGAACATACGCTTGAAGGGGACGTTTGTCTCCGTCTTCTTTACCAAAGATAGAAGTTGCGGGTAGTGTAAGTTGTAAGATGTCGCCTGATGGATCATTCTCCAACACAACTGCAAGACGCTGTTGATAACGGCAAGCACGGCTATTACCTTGACCTGAACCTGCAATGTTCTGTGGGCAAGTGGCACAAGAAACGCTTTGAGCTTCTTTGATAGATGCGTCTGGTGTCTCGCCATCATTAGACCAGCAATCGGGTCCACTGATATTTTCAGCATCATATGACTTAGCGTAAAACATACGGCTGACTTTAGGTGCTGCTTTAACAACGATCACATCGAGATGGCGGTCTTCAATACTTGCCATTTCTTTGCCACCGGAAATTAAACGAAACACACCGCCTTTGATAGAGATGCGCTTAGATGATCCAACTGCACCGCCCATTAAGGCTCTAGCTGTATCGGATAGTTCTCCTGTCTTAGCAAATGCAGGAACTTGGGATGGGTTAAAAACTGTTAGGTTAGTCATATGTAATCTCACTTAGTTGATTTTAAAACGCGAATGTCATACTCTGCCATAGAGTTAAGACCTGGAGGTACAAGTCCAGGATTTTCTTCAATGAATTTAGCCATGTTAGCTTGTGCGATACGCTTCTCAAGTAAGTCCACGACATCATGTTCAACGACAAAGCGTTTGAACGAATCCCAGTCCTGTGTTGAGTAGCGAGTCTTGGTCACTAAACTTACTGTGCCAAACTCAGTTTTTACAGACGATACCCCTGTGGCTTTCATCTGTTCCTTCATACCGATTTTGATTTCGTCCAGTTGAGCTTTCAACTTTTCAACTTCGCTATCGTATTCTTTTGTAAGTTCGTCAATCTTAGCCTTCATCTTTCTGTAGATTTTGGTAAGCTGATCAAACGGTATTACTTCTGTTTCCATTTAACTTCTCCGGTTGTTTTTTAATAGGTTATTTGTCAAGGGTTAGACAGTATACATGTTTTTTAAATCATTTCAACACCTCCTTTATATTAATTTCATTTTCAAACATCTGTGTAATAAGTAAGTTATCACTTACCTTGGACTCCAAAGCCCTAAACATTTTCTTCTCAATCGGACTGCCTTGGATATGTATAACAGTAACTTTATCGGAGTCCTGTCCTTTGCGGTCAGCCCTTGCAATGGCTTGTGTGTACTGCTCAACGCTCATAAGAGGTCCGTAAAACACAACAGTATCTGCCCTAGTCAGCGTAATGCCATGCGCTGTAGCCTGTGGTTGCATAACCAACACCCTAGGGTTTTCCTCATTCTGAAAACGCCTAATAATATCCGAGCGTTTTGATGGGGTAACGTCTCCGTTGATGTAGTTTGTTTGTATGTTGTTTGAAAGCAAATGGTTGTAGATGGTATCAATGACTGATCGGAACATTGCAAAAACTATTACCTTTCGGTCAGTCTCACGCAGTATTTCTTCAAGCACGTTTAGCCGTGGTAATGAATCAAACTCTACAATCTCTTTGTCATCCGTATAAGCCGCACCACAAGATACTTGAAGAAGTTTACTAACCATAGCGGCAGCATTAACAGCGCTTACAGTTTCTCCTGATGCTTGGATCAGCATCCGGTCTTTAAGTAAGTTGTAATACTTAGCTTGTTGTGGTGTTAAAGGTATCTCACGCGTCATCGTCAACACAGGCGGTAGATCAAGACACTGCGCTTTAGTAAATCTAATAGCCGGTTGCAAAGCTTCGTGTACTAATTCTTTAGCATCTGGTTTTGGTGCCCACTTGTACATTGTGATCTTGTTCATTACCCTATCACGCCAACCTGTAAAGAACATTGGCACACCATCGGGGTTGACTAATTTAGCTAAACCATACGCATCAACTGGAGACTGTGAAGCGGGTGTTCCTGTCATCATCCACAACTGTGTGTTGGGTTTGATAATAGATTTAAGTGACTTCCATCGCTTGGTTGATACAGTTTTGTATGCGTTGGCTTCGTCGACTATGATTAGATCAAATTTCCCATTGCTGTTTATTTCATCTGCTACAAGATTGAGTCCATCATAGTTAGTAATAACAAACTCATAGTCTTGTTGAATCATTTCGATGCGTCGGGTAGATTGCGCGTGGTGCGCGACTACGGCAGAGCGATGTATGATACTGTTGTTTAAGTCACTGAGCCACGCTGACTGCATGATGGACAAAGGACATAGTATTAAACATCTTCTGACTTCTTTTCTTTGCATCAAATAATCAGCCGCCCATAATGCGGATAGTGTTTTGCCTGTGCCTGGTTCAGAAAACACAAACGCACGTTTGTGTAGCGTTAAGAACGCAGACGTTTCTATTTGATGTGCCATAGGTTTAAATCTACCCGGCCATTTGTAACGTCTTGTTATCGGTGAGGGTACGTTTTTAACGCCAAGGTTTTTCAACACCCTTACTTCGTCCAGACCCCAGTAAACTGCGATCTCGTATGTGCCGTTATCTTCACTAAGCACTTTATGCTTAGGAATGAGGGAGTACTTCTCCGGGCTTCTGGTCTTAAAGACCAAAGCCTTATCATCTACTATTTGCATTTGCTTCTCTTATATTTATTTTTTCTTGCCGTAAACTTTGCCGTGATCATCACGCCAACTTCTGTTCACACTCTCAGGTACTACACGCAAATTCTTTTTATTATTTTTACCACCCGCATCGAGCATCTTGATATGATCGACTTCCTTACCATCTCCTTTCTTTACCTTACCCGCTTTCATTTCTAATAAACGCGCTTTGTTTCTTTCTTCTCTTAGCTTGACTTGCTTTGGAGATGATTCGTACTCCGTGTTGTACGCTAGTTTTTTGGGACTTGACTTTGGCATGATTGCTCCTAATGTTTGGGATTAAATTCACAGGTTGTTACAGGACACCACGGACATAGTGGTGTTGGCGTAGGATTCCATACGCCTGTTGCATGCGCTTGCTCAACCCTAGCTACCCTACGGCGGTAATTCCACCACTCAGCTTCAGCTTGATCGAGCGTCATACTTTGCTTCACCATATCATCTTTTACGACAAAAAGCAAAGCTGAATTCACTTTTCTAATATGTGGGAAATGGGCAAACACCATAAGTGACATCAGCTTTAATTGCTCTCTGTCAGGATATTTGTTATTACCTGTTTTATAGTCAACAACTTTGGCAGTTAAGTCATCGTCATTGATAATAAGCAGATCGGCAATACCTCTTACCCAAACGTCTGGACTAGTCCAAGCGCAGGGTTTAAGGTCTGTTGTAAGCGCCATCTTGTACTCACATAACTTGCGCCCCTCAATAGATGCAAGGGCATCGAGCGTGTCTTTAGCAAATTCAAACTGTGGTGGTATGGGCGTAGCATCTTTAATATAGAACTCGGCAGCTTCATGGAATTGTGTCCCATATCTTGTGTGTTCGTTCTCTACAAAAGGAAACTTCTTAAGTACCTTAACCTCATGATACCTACGTGGGCATCCCTCATAGTCTTTTAAAGAACTGTGCGACCATACTACATTAGTCATTTGAATCTCGCTGATTTAACGGCTCTGCTTAAACGAATAGCAAACTGTTCTACAAATTGTTCTTTGTTGTTTAGTCTGTACTCACCCATGTCTACAAGGATTGCGTGTACCAACTCATGCCAAAATGTTTCCTTAACCTCTGTTGGCGTATAGCGTTTGCCTGATTGACTACGGCTATTAAGTTGTATTGCTCGTTTGGTAAATTCAACTGAACCCATTGCGTACTTATCTTCAAGTGCCTCAACAATTTCAACTGAATACCAATTGTCCCCTACCTTAATTTTCTTTGGTATTTCTTTTATCATCCTTTTGCTTCTCCATATCTTCTGTTATATCCTCCATCAGCATCCAAAGGTATACCACGCATATAGCTCGGCTCAGCCGTCATCTGCGCTAACACCCAAGGCAATGCCTCCTTCGCTTCCTCATCTGGCACAACGCATATTAACTCGTCGTGCACAGTTCCAACTACAGGGTACCTTTTCTGTACTCGTAGCATCCCGTCTGTCATCACAATGCGAGCAAGCGCCTGTGTGACGTTGTTAGTAATCTTCCCTGCATATATCTTAGTAGCGTCTGGCCCGTATACATACTGGCTCCTACCTTTATCATCTTTAACTTTGCGTAGATCAGGATAAAGCAACTTCATTCCATTGGGTAATTCTATCTCACCCTTGCGAAATGTCAAACACTTGTGTTTACATTCTGCCCCACCATACAACGCAACTTCTAATAGATCATTGCACATTTCCCAAAATGATACGACTTGATACGCAGTAGCACGATATATGTCAATGATTCTTTTAGCGGTCACGCAGTGAATAGCTAACTCAAGTTCGCTACAGTTGTGGGGAATTTCCGACATCTTTACCAAGTTGTCTTCCCAATCAAGAAACTTCTCAACCATTTCACTTGTTACACCCAGCTTCTTCGCAAAAGCTTTTTCGTAGCGGACTGGTGGCGCCCCAAGGAAGCCAACCAATAGTTGCGATGCAAACGAAGCCCATCCGAGACCATACCCACAACCCAAGAGCGCGCTCTTTGCAGACTGCCGAAGGTCGGGATGGCTCTCCTTACTAAGTCCGGGTATGTTAAACATTTGCGCACCGAACGCCGCATAAGCGTCATTTCCTGACCTGAAGATCGTAAGCATGTCTTCATAATCACATAGCCACGCAAGGACTCTTGGTTCAATTTGTGAGAGGTCGCCCACGACCAGTTGTGTACCCTCGGGAGCCATAATTGCTTTACGTAAGAACGACCCGCGTTTGAGGTTTTGCATATTGATAGCGGAGCCTTTGGA